AACCCTCTGTGTACACTTGCCATTGACCTTGTAAAAGCAGCGTCTTCCATGGAAAGCGAGACTTTCAACGCACCTACTTCTTCCATTTTTCCATCACCTCACGTTTCTACAACCAAGCCACGTCATCAGCGAATTCAATAACTTTTTCACGCTTCTTAGGTTCTTTTTTCCACCCTTTGAATACTGAATGTTTATTCCATAGGTTCAATATCTTTCGAGGTGTCATCTTCCACACTTCTTCTTCTTGCCTGTTCAAATGAACCGTCCCTATATAAATTAAAAAATCGAACGGTAATTCATTGTTAGAATCATCGTCCGAATCTATTTTTTTCCTTCTGTACCTTCATCTTCAGGCATCGATTCACTTAATGCTTTGCCTAACGCTTCAACTACTTCCGTCATGTTCGCAACCGTTACTAAACCACCTGCCTGTTTTTCTGTGAATGTCTCATCTTCTTCGTGAGCCAACACTGCATATATCAGCTTTCTAATTACCTTGAAGTCCTTTTCGCCCAACCCTTTAAATGCATCCTCCAAATTATCGAAAGTGTCTTGCAAAATACATAAAGCGTTCAAATCAAACTTCAACGTGCGTTCTTTATCAAGGAAAATCTTAACCCCGTTATCCTTCATCACTGCACTCGACTTAGCCATCTATTTCCATCCTCCTAAATTTGAATACAAAAAAAGAGAGCCGATTTTACGACTCTCAATTACTTATACTTGTGGTGTCGCTTCATAAGGACCAGCTGTGAACCACGTTGCCGCAGTTGCTTCTGCACCTTCGTCATTTGAATTCAGATGTGCTCTCCACTTACCGTCTTCACGAGCAACAAATGAACCCGTTAATGTTTCAGGTGCAAACTCTATAGATTCCCCTTTAGTAGCTGCTTCAGTTCCTGGTGTTTGGAATTTGCCTTGATAGTAACAGTAGTATTTATAACCGCCCCCAGCTAACTTCATTCGGAACATGATAGCTACAAATGGGGCTTGGTCATCCACAGAATCAATAAGCACCCCGTCAGCGTTTTTAGTTTTACCTAGTAGCAATTCATATTCTGCGGTTTTTAAATCAGTGACGGCAAACTCAAATTCAATTGCTCCCAATGCTTCTTCTATATATACTGCACGATCATCACCATACATCGTTACTGATTCAAAGTTTGGCGTAATGTTAGCCGATACAGCAGGTGATAATTTAACAGGCGTTGAGTATGTTTTTAATGCTGGGTCATAGACCGCCGCGTGAAAGTCGCTTAATCCTACATATGCCATTAATATTTCCTCCTTCTAATTTGTGCTCATAATAAAAACGCTCTTTTTTTTAAAAGAACGCTAGTTGTTGTGCATTATTCTTTTCATCGAAATTAATCCATTTATATATCTTCTTCAATCTCTTTTCACAGAAAAATGGTTGTTCTCTAAACCAAACTTCCATGTCACGATTGGACTTTCTAACATTTGTAATCATGTCACACGGGACAATATTTGATTTAATGTAACCACCGTCTTTTGAAACAGGTATAACATGGTCTTTGGTTGCCTTTTCCATAGGTAAACCCGTATAAGCGTCCTTGAAATCGAAGTGACTAAGACATTCTTCCCACTCGTCATGAGTAAGTGTTGAGATTAATTTCTTTCTCATTGCAATTCTTTGTTGGGACCAATGGTTTATCTTACCTTTGTTTTCTTGTCTATATTTGCGTTGTGCTGCTTTTATTTTATCTGCATTTTTTAAACGATATTCCTTATCACGAATAGAATATATTTCCTTGTTTTTTTCGCGATATTCCTTACCAAGTGCCAATATCTTTTCTTTATTTTTTTCGTAGTACTTAGGCCAGTAGCTTTCTCGTTGTCTGAGTAATAGAAATTCCCTGTTGTTTGACCTGTATTCAGAACTTCTTTCTTTTACTCTTTCGAGATTGTCTTCATACCACACGCGACTTTTTTCTTTGTATTTATCAGAATTTTGAAGATAACGTTCTGCGTCATAAGCTCTCTTCTTTTCTGCATTTGCTAACCCGTATTCTTTCATATAATCAGCAGTTTTTTCTTTATTTTTTTCTACGTAAGCTTTACTAGTTTCTCTTATCTTGGCTTTGTTGTTTTTCCTGTACACATCGAATTTTACCTTAACGCAAAGTTTACACACTGCACGTAACCTGTGTCTATCTTTGTTAAAATATTCAGTAGTAGCAGGTAAATCCTTCTTGCATGTTCTGCATGTTCTCATATCAAACACCTCCGATAGCGTTTATCCGATTTTATATAATAAGGGAAACAAGTTCGGAAAACTTGCGTTCAGGAGCTACCTTATCCCTCTACTAATTATACCATTTTTAGGGATAATAGTAAAATCTGAACACCTTGTGAAATACGGAATTTTCACTTTCGTACATTTCTGTTTCGCTATTCCTTGTAAATCCTGCGTTAATCATTAATGTTCTGACTTGTTCAACGAGTGCAACATAATCACCCTTTGACCACACATCGACCTGTATAGATTGGCGTGTACGTTGCTCTGTATCGTCTCCGAATAATGCGCCTTGTTGATTGTATTCAAAGAAACTAATGTACGTTGTGAGCGTACCTGAATACTTTTGAAACGCCACAGGAACATTCGTAGGGGCTAGTGTGGATATAATCAAATTGTTTAAATTCATATACCTAACCCCTTCCGAATTTCTTCTGCAATGATTTGTTCGACTTTTGATTTTTGTTGTTCAAATGTATTTCTAAGAAATGGTTGACTACTCATTCGACTAGTTCCAAACTCCAAGAAATGCGCTCTAAATGCGGGACCTTGTTGAGATGGTCCGATTTGTATCTTTCCGTCAATAACCTCACCTTTAACAATTGCCGCCTTTAATGCTCCAGTACGAACAGGAGTAGTATTTTCAATAGCACCCCTCAAATGCTCACCTGACTGTTCAAGTGCAGCTTTAATAATAGGCTCAGGATTAGCGAATGATTTCAATTTGTCTCGCAACTCGTCAAGACCATCCATTTTAATATCCACACTCATATGATTACTTCCTTACACATGATCGTCATTGTCTTGTTTGCTTCGTCATCATTAATAATTGACTCAATATCAAAGTGTCTCAAATTGTAGACTATTCTCATGTCAGGATGTAAACCTGTTGTATAACGAATGATAAACCGTATAGAATTTTCATTCTGTGTGGTTGCTGCTTGGTAATATTCGCGTCCGTTGAGTGTTTTTATCATCGCCCAAACAGACATGACATCTTGCCAACTTTCCACAGAAAACCCATTTTCATTGATTGATTCTGTGAACAGCTGGAAAGTTATTCGTTTATTTAAAGAACCAGGGTTCATTATGCTTCATCCTTTGTGGACTTCGCTTTTTTAACCTCTTTAACATCTTCCACATATCCAAGTTCCACCAACTCTTTACCGCGTTTTGCAGTAGCTTCATAGTTAGAATCAACTATGTGTTTTTGTTGAGTGTCTTTGTCAATAAAGTTTTTCAACACTTTATACATGCTCTACACCTCACTTGTGTAACTAGATTTTATACGCTACCCACAGATACATAATTACCGCGTAACTTCTGTACCGCACTCAGTACCGTATTTGGTGCGTTGTCAATATTCTTTTCTGTATATCCGAGTCGGTTTTCAAAGTAGTAAGCTACTAGCATAGTAACAGCCCTTTGAAAATGAGGACTCGTATTGAAAAAGTCCTCATTCCTTAAAGGTTCTGTACTCACGCTATCTTTTACTTCTGCTTCAGCCCAACTTTGATATTCAAGAATTAAGCCATCTTCAAAGCTGTGGTCAACTCGAAGATGGCTCTTTAATAGGTGGAGTTCCATTTAAAGCCCTCCTTTTATACTACTGGTGCTGCTGAGAATTCAAGATATACTGCTGCTTTTTCGTCTAAGATACGAACGTCTTGACGTAGAGCGATCATTAAACCTTCACCAAAATGCATGTAATCAGTCCAACGTGCTTCGTAACGAGAACGGTCAAAGAGTACAATCGCATCCTTGATGTTACCGATGATGATTGGGTGTTTACCTGCTACAGATGGAAGCGTTACATCAGAAACGACATCAATACGTGCGCCTAATAATGATTTGCCTGAAGATGCTTTGACGTCATCTTGTAATAAGTAACGACCATTTCCATCTTTCAATTTATCAAGCTCGTTAAATGCTGATTGATTCATCAACGCTACGTTATTACCGTAGTTTGGAAGAATACGAAGATTTACCGCATCTTTGATACCATCAACGCCAACAGCATCAACTTTTTCGATTACTAATGTTTGACCATCGACACCAGGTGTACCAACAGTAAGAGCAGTTAAGATAGCCGCGTTACGTGTAGCTGCGATTAAACGACCAATCCATTCAGACAACTCACTCATGATGTCCACTTTTGCATCTTCAATAGCTTCTTTAGATACTAAGAAGTAACCACGATGAGTTTTAATCTCATAACGCAACTCGAAGAATGGAGATACCGCAAGCTCAGGATTGACTGCCAATTCAGCAACAGTAGGAAGTGCAGCAACCGCGCCTTGACGAACTACTGGATATTTACCAGCACCATTTGCTACCTTTTTAACAGTTACATACTGATCTAAGTTGTATTCAACTTCTTTAATTTTCAAGATGTCGTTTACAATTTCTTCAGGAATAACAACAAAGCCTGAATCTGTTTTCAAGCTACCGCCTGGAATGTCGGCACGTGTTTCTAAATATCGTTTAAAGTCTGCACGTTGTTCAGAAATTGCAGGAGCTGCGTTTAAGATTTGACGGTTTTGAATTGGTTCAGGATCAGCAACAACTACTGCTGTTTGTGCTTGTGGAAGGCTGACAAGTAATGAGTTGCGTTGTTCAAGAGATGTTTGTTGTTCAGTTAATTGGCGAACCTCTTCAGTTAATGCTTTTACGTCTACTTCTTTACCGCTTTCTAGTAACGAACGAATCTCTGCCTTACGTGCTAAAATCTCTTCTAATGTTTTCATTTCTTTTTCCCCCTTATAGGTATGTTGCTAGTATTAGTTTTTGTTTCAAGACTTCGTTTTCTTCTGCTTGCTTTTCTTGTCGATATTCTTTATACGGATCGTTACTTCGTGCAGATACAGCACTATCAGGATAGGCTGCCCACGCTGTGGGGCTGATTTCCATCAGTTGTGCATCAGTTATAGAACGTACAATGTTTTCTGTGTCCGTTTCATCCCATTCTTGTTTACGTGGAATGAATCCGAAACTTACACCGTCCACATCTCCGCGTTTTATCGTTTCATATGTGTCATTACCTAATGTTGTTTTAGGCAAGTCCAATT